ACCACATAAAAAAGGATATAGAGCGTTGGGTAACTGGACCTGAGGTCGAGGTGTTCAACTGCGTAAATCGGCCCCAGCAGCAAGGCGTAATTGATGGAGCTGTAAGCAACGGCATCGACCAGTTGTTGGGAGGTGTCTTTTACCTGAGTCGGCTGAAGAAGCGCATATGTCTTTAGGCTGATGAAGCCAGGGACTACGAATGCGATGAATAAAAATAGTTTGTCGACTTCCCAAATGTCCATGCGCGTCCTTTAGGTACGTTTCAACTGATGTTGCCCGTCTTCTACCTCGATTAAAAGCTTGGCGGCCCGAACAGCATCTTTAAACCCGATTAAAAGCTGCAATTGCCTGACTTCCGCACCATGGGCGCATGACGATGCCCATTCCCCACACCAGCATTACAGCCGCCCACTGGCAGCCCGCCCTCGGAACCTCCGGCGAGGTCGTCGAGGGCCTGCGCGATATCGATCAATCCATCCGCATCATCCTCAGCACGCCCAAGGGCAGCGATCCCCATCGCCCAGAATTTGGCAGCGACCTACACCTGTACCTCGACTGGCCAACCAACCGCGTCACGCCACACCTGGTGCGCGAAGCCGTCGACGCGATTCGCCACTGGGAACCCCGCGTCTCAGTGGCCCAGGTGAAAATCCAAATCAACGCAGCGCAGATCATCGTGCAGGTGCATTGGCGCGTAGCCGGCGAAATGTCCCAGTTGACCGAGGTGCCCTATGCGCGAGCTGCCTAAACCCGAATTCATCAAAATTGATCCGGCCGCGCTAGAAGCCCAACTGATCGCCCGCTACGAACAGAAGTCGGGCAAAACCCTGTACCCGGCCCAGATCGAACGGCTGTACATCGACCAAATTGCCTACGCGGTATCCCGGTTGCAGATGAGCATCCAGAACGCCGGCGAACAACTGCTGGTGCGTTTCGCCCGCAGCCCGATTCTCGACTACCTCGGCGAACTGGTCGCCACCCCTAGACTGCTGGCCCAAGCCGCCCGCTGTACCGTGCGTTTCACCATGCCCGCGGCGGTGACCCAGCCACTGCTGATCCCGATCGGCACTCGGATCAGCACCCAGGATGCCAAGCTCACCTACATCACCGATCAAGACGTGGTGATGGCCGTCGGTCAAACCCACGTGACCGTCACCGCCACCTGCATGACCGCCGGCCAACAAGGCAACGGCTGGACCGTCGGCCAGATCAGCGCCCTCGGCAACTCGCCAGCAGCAGGCCTGACCGCCAGCAACATCACACTCACCACCCAAGGTGCCGAGGATGAAGACGATGACCGCTACCGCGAGCGCATCATCCTGGCCCCCGAAGCCTTCAGCAACGCCGGCAGCCGCGCCGCCTATCGCTACCACACGTTGGCTGTGCACCAATCCATCATCGACGTCGCCGTACATGGCCCAGATGAAGGTCAGCCGGACGGCCACGTCGCGCTATACCCGCTGACGACCACCGGCTTGCCAACGGACGATCTGCTGCAACGCATAAAAGATCAGGTCAGCGGCGAAAAACTCCGTCCATTGTGCGACACGGTCAATGCGTTTTCGCCGACCGAGATCGGCTATCAGATCAAGGCAAACATCACGTTCTACGCCAACGCAGACCGCAGCGCCGCCATGGCAGCTGCGCAAGCCGCCGCACACGCTTATGCAGTCGAATCTCGGGCCGGTCTCGGGCGCGACTTGGTACCGGAACAACTAACCGCTTTGCTTCAAGTCACTGGTGTGTACCGCGCCAATCTGAATTTGCCGTCAGGCGTGCGCGAGTTGCAAAGCAATGAATGGGCGAACTGCTCATCCATTCAATTGATCGATGCCGGGGTGGCTTATGGCTGATCAGCCACTGCCACCCGCGCTGGCCGGTGATCAGCGTTTTTCGCTGCTCTGTGAGCTGCTCGACCAGGCATTAGCCGACCTCGATCTCAACGTGATGCTGGTGTACCTGATTGACCTGGTGAAACCCTCGCTACTACCGGCGTTGGCCGATCAATTCTCGCTGCTCGATGAAGCGGCCTGGGAGCTGGCCGAATCCGAAGAAGCCAAACGCAACTTAATCAAAAACGCCGCCGAACTGCATCGTTTCAAGGGCACGCCATGGGCCATCCGAGAGGTAATCCGTTTGCTGGGCTTTGGCGAGGTCACCCTCATGGAAGGGCTACACGCTCAACCAAGCACCGAGCCTTCCACCTGGCCGCTGTACCGGGTCGTTCTAAAACGTGCCATCACCAACGATCAGGCGGTGCTACTGCGCCGCCTTCTACTGTCCGTCGCCCCGGCACGCTGCCGCCTGGTATCACTCGACTATCAGTCAGTTGCCATTCGCTACAACGCAGTCGCGCGCTACGACGGCCAATACAACCATGGGAGCAGTTAATGGCCGATCTACCCGAATCCCCCGACTGGGCGCCTGGCGTCTACCAACTCGAAACCTCTGACCCCGTGTTGGGTGGCCCCGACGGCGTCTCCAATCAACAAGCCAAACACCTCGCGAATCGAACAAGCTGGCTTAAGAAAAAAATAGATGCGTTTCTAGATGGCAGTGGCATTCCCTTTGCCAGTCAACGTGAAGCAGAAAAAGGAGCTGATACCAACAAACCGATGAGTGCGCTCAGAGTGTTCCAAGCCATCGGCGCCAAGGTCGTCCAGGCAACAACGAGTGCGCCAGGGATCGCAAGAATTGCAACTCAACTATTGGTCAAGGCGGGTACAGACGACCAAACGATCGTGACGCCGAAAGCGCTCGCGGCAACATTCCCGTTCCGAGGCATTAAAGTCTATTCGTCGGCTGGAGAGTTCACTTGGGAAGTACCATCTGGTGTCACTAAAGCTTGGGTGACAATTATCGGGGCCGGCGGTGGCGGAGCCCGGATTGCTGTTCTACCCGGTCCTTCTGGAGGATCAGGTGGGGGTATTTCCAAAAAGCTTGTCGACCTGACTGGAGTAACGTCAGTAGCTGTAAAGGTCGGTGCAGGTGGCATAGGAGGCAAGGTTGATGGCACGAATGGTACCGACGGCGGCATCTCGGCATTTGGTGAAACGCCGTGGGCCACAGGTGGCTATGGAGGTCGGATAGACGGAAAGGGACCGGAAGGGGGATATGGCGTTGATGGTGATGAAACCAGCACCATCGGTGGAGGCCACCTTCCAGTTGGCACTGCCGCCAACAATGCTTTTAATGGTGGCGCTGGCGGCGGTGGAGTATCTGGATCCGCAGGAGTCGGCGACCACCGTCCGCGAAGTCCGGGACACGGTGGTGGTGGGCGAAACGGTGGCCCGGCACCTGATGGCGCAGATGGACAAGTGACCATCCAATGGTAAGCAATCGAAAGGCTTCTTAAAGGAGGCACATTACAAGGGGGCTGATCATGCAGGAAATACGCTGTGGCGAGTGCCACCGCAAACTCGCCGCCGTCCGCGGTTTCATCGAACTACAAATCAAGTGCCTGCGCTGCCGGACACTCAATCACCTGAAGGCCCCGAGCCTCCTATCCGAATGCCCTGAGCATCTGCCCATAGAAGCGCAGAAATGCCCCAGCCCACCATTGGAAGCCTGTTCGCAGGCATAGGAGGTTTTGATGTCGGATTCGAAAACGCAGGCTACCGCACCGCCTGGCAAGTGGAACTCAACCCCATCAACCGGGCTGTCCTTGCCGATCGATTTCCACACGCCGTCCAGCTCGAAGACGTCCGCCACTGCGGCGCACACAACCTCCGTCCCGTCGACGTCATCACCGGCGGCTTTCCCTGCCAAGACATCAGCCTTGCCGGTGCCAGACCCAGCAACAAAGAAACCCGAGGCCTGCGTGGCCAACGCAGCGGCCTATTCTGGGAAGTCATACGAATCCTCAAAGAGACACAACCTCGCTGGGTGGTGCTTGAGAATGTCGTTAATCTGCTCGCTATCAACGATAGCCAAGACTTTGAAACAGTCATCCGGGCCCTTGCGGAATGCGGGTATGTGGGATTCTGGCGAGTGCTTAATGCTCAATATTTCGGAGTCCCCCAGCAACGTCGTCGCGTATTCCTGGTCGCAGGTTACAGACGAATGCCCCCCATGGAGCTGCTGGCTGACGCCGCGCCAGTGGAAGCAATACCTCCAGCGTCTAGCAAGATCGCGTGGCCACGCCCCGCGGATGCATGGGCTGCCAATACTCTATTGGCAAACAAAGCAGGCTCACAAATCGCTATGGGCTGTACCACTTTCATCGCTCAACCGAACGGATGGCATCAGATGGCTGAGCGGCAGCGAACGTCTGAAGATGATGGGCTTTGCCTCGGACTGGATGCGGCCAACCTTGCAGAGGCTTTCGCTGCCGGAAACGCCGTCGTTACGCAAATCGCACACTG